GCCGACAAAAATCTCTCTCCGGGTTTTTCCACCAAAGGGGGTCCCCGTGGCGACTCCTCGCCTTCGCCCCGTCGCTCCCGGAGAGCGGGCCAAGAAGGACGCGCCGAAGACCATCGCGCAGGCTGCCGAGTCCGGCTCTGCTCGTGACTTGCTCGTGGCGATGCGCTCACGGATCGCGAAGCAGGTCGATGACCTGAACACTCCGGCGCGCGACCTCGCTGCGCTGACCAAGCGACTGATTGAGGTCGTCCGAGACATCGAGGCAATCGACGCCGCCCACGAGCAGGACGGGGACGATGACGCAGAGGTCGAAGACGGAGAGTTTGACGCCTCGGCTGTCTGAGTACGCGCGGACGTTCACCTACCCAGATGGAATAGTCCGCACCGTCTGGCCTCGTGTTGAGGCGAAGGGCCGTGAGCTCGGGCTTGGCTTCGACTGGTGGCAGCAGCAGGCGGGGACGGTCATCCTCGGCTATGGCGCGGATGGGCGCTACGTAGCGACGGTCGGCGGGGTCGGTATGTCGATCCCTCGGCAGGTCGGCAAGACGTACTTCGTCCTGGCCATGATCGTCATCCTCTGCATCCTGTTCCCTGGGCTACAGGTCGTTTGGACCGCGCACCATCTGCGCACGTCGACCAAGACGTTCACGACGTTGCGCGGCATCTGCCGGCGCAAGAAGGTCGCGCCGCTGGTGCGGTCGATCCGGTCGGCAAACGGCGAGCAGCAGGTCGAGTTCTCGAACGGCTCGACGATCATGTTCGGCGCGCGAGCCCAGGGCTTTGGGCGTGGCTTCGACGAGATCGACATCGAGGTATTCGATGAGGCCCAGATCCTCGACACCAAGGCGCTTGAGGACATGGTCGCCGCGACCAACCAGGCGCGCCACATCCACGGTGCGCTGCTGCTGTTCATGGGCACCCCGCCGCGCAAGTCTGACCCGTCGAGCGAGTTCCGGTTGCGGCGCTCGGAGGCGCAGGCTGGCGAGGCGCACGACGCGATCTGGATCGAGATCGGCGCAGACCCCGAGTCTGACCCGAACGACCAGTCGCAGTTCCCGCTCATGAATCCGTCGTTCCCGCTGCGCACTCCGCTGGAGTCGTTGCAGCGGTTGCGGAAGAACCTCAAGGACCCCGACTCGTGGAACCGCGAGGGTCGGGGCATCTGGGACCCGGAGTCGGTGGGCGGCGCTCTCTCGCACGCCCGTTGGCTCACCCTCGCTGACCCGCACGCGGAGCGCGGAAGTGACGTCGTGTTCGGCGTCGACCTGACCGGCGACCGTGACGTGTGGATTGCCGTGGCGTGGACGCGCGATGACGGGGCCACTCAGGTGATGCTCGCCAACGAGGGGCGTCCGGTCGCGGCATACAGCGCGGTCTCCGAGTGCAAGCGGCTGACTGGCGAGTGGGGCGGCACCGTCGCGTCTTCGGCATTCGGCGATGACTTCGAACGTGAGGGAGTCCCCTTTGAGCCGGTCAACGGGGCCGAGTTCGCTGCGGCGTGCGGCCTCCTTGAGGACGCGATCAACGACTCATCCGTCCGGCACGGCAATCAGCCGGCGCTCAATGACGGCGTGAAGGCTGCCCGTTGGCGGCCACAGACGACTAGTGGCGAGCGGGCATTCGTGTTGCGGGACTCCCCTGAGGTGGGGCCGGTGGCTGCCGTGGCGCGGGCGCTGTGGCTGCTCGGGCAGACCCCGAACTATGACCCGCTCGACTCGATCTACTGACGGAGGTCAGGGTGTTGACAACTGTCCTTGACCTCCTGGGGGTCGCGCTGTTGGTGGCGTTCGCGGCGCTGCTGTGGTGGCCTGCCGCGTTCGCGGTCGCCGGGTGTGCGTGCCTGGCCGCATCGTGGCGGCTGACCCGGTGAGCCTGTTCTTCAAGCGCACCGAGGAGCGCGCTTCGGCGCTGACGTGGGCGACTGGTGATGATGCGCTGCCGTCCTACTCCACGGACAAGGCGCTACAGATCGCCGCCACCTACGCGTGCGTCAAGCTCATCACGGACTCAATCTGCACCCTGCCGTTGCACGCCTACTCGCGGCGACCGGACGGCACGCGGGCTCGGATTCCCCTCCCTGTGGCGATCTCGTCCCCAGTAGGTCAAGGGTTCACGTCGGCGTGGGTACAGCGGCCTCTTGTGTCCATGCTGTTGCACGGCAACGCCTACGGCCTGGTGACCGGGTATGGGGCGACAGGTTGGCCGAGCGGCGTGGCGTGGCTCAAGCCGACCGACGTCTACCTCGACTCCGACGCGGGCCAGTGGTACGTCAAGGGCCGCCCCGTGCCCCGCGCGGACATCTTGCATATCCCTGCCCTGGTGGTGCCCGGCAGTGCCCTGGGCGTGTCCCCGGTGGGAGCGCTGGCCCGCACCTTCGACTCGGGGTATGAGGCTCAGGTTGCCTCCGGTCAGTGGTCCAGGAACCGCGCCGTCCCCGGGCTCAAGATCCGCAACAGCAAAATGGCACTCACGGTCGAGCAGGCCGACACGGCCGCGGCACGCATGAAGGCCAAGCTGCGCAACGGCGACCCGTTCGTGACGGGTAACGACTGGGACCTTGATGTCCTGACCATCCCTGCCGCCGACGAGGCGTTCCTCGGGGCAATCAAGGCCAATGCGACGCAGATTGCGTCCATCTACTCGGTCCCGCCCGAGATGGTCGGCGGCACCACTGGCGGGTCGCTCACGTACAACACCGTTGAGCAGCAGGCGATTCAGTTGCTCACCTACGCCTGCCGCCCGTGGATGGTGCGGCTTGAGGAAGCCATCTCGGCGTTCATGATGCCGCGCCCGCAGTACGTCAAGTTCAACGCCGACGCGCTGATCCGCGTCGACACCAAGACCCGCCACGAGATCTACCAGATCGACCGGAACATCGGACTTCGCAACATTGACGAGTTGCGCGCATTGGAGGACGAAGAGCCCTTGCCGGACGGGCAGGGCCAGTCCTACACCCCCCTCGCCGCGAAGCCGGCGACCACGTCCAGCCGGGAGGCATCGTGACCATCGAGACCCGCCACACCGCGGGCGCCGTGCAACTCCGCAAGGCGGAGGACGGCACGGTCCGCATGGGTGGATATGCCCTCAAGTTCAACCGCCTGTCGCAGAACCTCGGTGGGTTCGTCGAACGGGTTGCTCCCGGCGCCGTGGTCAAGACGCTGCGCGACGGTGGCGACGTCCTGGCACGCTACCAGCACCTCGACGAGTACCTACTCGGGCGGACCCTGTCGCAGACCCTCCGCCTCGCGGTGGATGACACGGGTTTGGAATACGAGGTTGACCTTCCTGACACGCAGTACGCCCGCGACCTGGCGGCCCTCGCCGAGCGGGGCGACGTGCAGCACTCATCGTTCGCGTTCCGCACCATCGCCGACGAGTGGGGGTTCACCGAGCAAGGCTTCCCGCTGCGGACCCTGCTGGAGATCCAGCTCGTTGACGTCGCGCCGGTCGTCAATCCGGCGTACCTGGACACGACCTCTGGCCTGCGAACCCTGGCCGAGGCGCGTCACCTCGACGAGGCGACCGTGCTCGCCGCGGCCCGCGAGGAACGTCTCGCAGAGATCATCGCTCCCCCTGCGGAGCCCAACGACAAGCGCGACAGCGGGCCGGGCGAAACCCACCCGCTGATCGCGTTGCGGCAGCGCCAGGCCGCGTTCGCTCAACGGCGCACCCCTCGCTGAGGCCGGGCGAAACCCACCTCGCAAACGTCCACCGACCCCCGGAAGGCACCTCGCCCCCGGGGGTTTCCCACGCCTCGCGAGAAACGGAGACATCATGTCCGAGGCTTTGATTCAGCGGCTCAAGGAGAGCCGGGCAAACATCTGGGAGCAGGGCAAGGCGCTGCTCGACAAGGCCGAGGCCGAGGGCCGCGACCTGAACGCCGAGGAGGCCTCCTCCTGGCAGAAGATCAACGGCGACATCGACGCTGTCGACCAGCGCGTCAAGTGCCTTGAGGACGTCCTCAAGCGTGACGCCGAGATGGTCGAGACGTTCGCCCGACTGGAGAACACCCCGGCCGCGCGTGGCATCCCTCGCGACGAGAAGAACGAGCAGGTCCGCGCGTTCCTCAAGGGCGAGTCCGGTCGGTCACTCACTGTCGCCGCCGACACCACGTTCCGTGACCTGGTCAAGGGCACAGCGGCCGCTGGCGGCAACACCGTCCCGACGTCGTTCTACGGGCGCTTGGTCGAGCACATGATCGACATGTCCGCGATCCTGTCCGCTGGCCCGACCGTCCTGGAGACCTCAGGCGGGGAGACCATCGAGGTTCCGATCACGACCGCCCACGGGTCAGCTGCGATCGTCGCTGAGGGCGGGCCCATCACGGAGAACGACCCGACGTTCGGGAAGCGCTCGCTCGGTGCCTACAAGTACGGCGACCTGATCCAGATCGCGCGCGAGCTGGTCGACGACACGGGCGTGGACCTGCTCGGATACGTCGCTCGTCAGGCTGGTTGGGCTGTCGGCAACGCGTTCGGTGCCCACCTGGTGACCGGCACGGGTTCCTCGCAGCCGGCCGGCATCGTCACGAACGCGACGCTTGGCGTCACGGGCGGGACGACCGTGTCCGGCGCGTTCACCGCCGACAACCTCATCGACCTGTACCACTCGGTCATCGCCCCGTACCGGCGCTCCCCGTCGTGTGCGTGGCTCATGCGGGACGCCACCCTGGCGTCGCTGCGCAAGCTCAAGGACACGACCAACCAGTACCTGTGGCAGCCGGGTTTGACGCTCGGAGCCCCGGACACCCTGCTGGGCAAGCCGGTCTACACCGACCCCAACGTGGCGGCCGTGGCGCTGTCGGCCAAGTCGGTGCTGTTCGGCGACATCTCGCGGTACTTCGTCCGCCTCGCGGGCGGCGTGCGGTTCGAGCGCTCGGATGACTACGCCTTCGGCAACGACCTCGTGTCGTTCCGGTGCCTCGTCCGTGGAGACGGGCTGCTCGTCGACCAGACGGGCGCGGTCAAGTACTTCCAGGGCGGCGCGTCCTGAGTAGTGGCGGGCGGGTGGCTTGTCCACCCGCCCGCCTCCTCAATCACCAAGGAGGAGGCGCGCCATGCGCGTTGTTATGCGTGCCCGCATCAGCGGGACCCGGAACGGCGACGAGTGGCCGGCGATTGGCGCAGAGGTTGACCTCCCCGACGCGGAGGCCGTCGACCTGCTGAACGCAGGACTCGCCTCCGCTGCGGAGTCAGCCCCGGTCGAGACGGCCACTGCTCGGCCCGCCGAGACCGCCACCCGTCGCCGCAAGGCCTGACCCGTGTCCGTCATCCTCCAGGACGAGGTGATGGCCTACCTGCGCACGTCGGCGACCACAACCAACGTGGACCCAACCGTGTTGCAGGGCCTCATCGACACGGCCGAGTCGATGGTCTCCCAGCGGGTCGGGCCGCTCGTGTCAGCCTCGCAGTCGACCATCACGTTCGGTGGGCCGTCGTTCGTCCTTCCGACGACGACGACCGCTGTCACGTCCGCGACCAATCTCGACGGCAACGCCGTCACGACCGGCTTCCGCATCGGCGTCGGCGGGGTCGTCACCAACTCGTCCTGCTCGCTGGGGACGTGGACGCTCGTCTACACCGCGGGGTGGGTCGAGATGCCCGCCCCGATCCGCACGGCCGTCCTCGAACTGGTGCGTCACCTGTGGCGGCCCCAGTTGGGAGCCATGGCCCGGGCGACCGAGGACAACGCGCCCGGCTACTTGATCCCCAACCGGGTCCGTGAGCTTCTCGACCCGTTCACCCTGCCGGGGTTCGCGTGACGGCCTCCGCTGTCCCAACCGTCCTGCGGGCACTCCGGGATGGGTTCGCCGGGCTCTTGACTGGCGTGAACGTGACTCTCGGTGCCGAGTATGACGAAACGCCTGGCACTCGGATATGGGTCGGGCTTGATGATCCGGAGACCCAAGCGAACCCATCGTCCGCCCGGTCGCGGCAGGTGCCCGCGACGATGGGCGGCACTCGGAACCGCGATGAGACCGGCGAAGTGGCCTGCGCGGTGCTGGTGCAGGTCGGCCAACTCGGGAGCATGGACGAGGCGCTCGACCAAGCCGAGGCCGTGATTGATGCCATTGGCGGCTGGCTCATCAGCGCCCCGTTCCAAGAACTGCCTCAGTTTCAGAAGGTCGTGTTCGGCAGCGATACGCAGTGGTTGATGCCGGTCTTTGACTCTGGCCCTGCGCTGCTCGTGCAGTTCTCCGTGACCTTCGTGGCTCGCATCTACCCCTGACCTAACCAACCCCGCAACCCCTTGCGCCGCAACGGGGTTCATTCGCCATGCCATGGGAGGCGTCGTGAAGATCCGCAACATCAGCCCGCTCGGCCGGGTCGACGTGCCGCTGCTGCGCCGTCAGGGCGACATCGAGGGCGAGGGCCGGGGGTGCCTGGAGCCCGGCGAGGTGATCACGGTGACCGCCGCGATCGGGGCCGCGCTGCTGGAGCAGACCACCAACTTCGAGGCCGTCGAGATGGCCTCTCCTGCGCAGGTTGAGGAGCCCACGTCATGACCACCCCCCAGGACTGTTCAGTCGGGCTCGGCGTCGAGTCCGTCTACGGAACCGCCGTCGCGCGGACCCGCTGGTTCGAGTTTCTCGACGAGTCATTCGGCTTCGTCAAGAACGTCAAGCAAGGGGTCGGCCTGCGGGTCGGGTCCCGAGTTGCCCGCTCCGGCCGCCGCGTTGTCGCGTCTGCTGAGGGCTCAGGAGACCTGACCATCGAAGCCGTGACCAAGGGCCTTGGGCTGCTGTGGCAACTCGGGCTCGGGTCCGGCACGTCGACCCTCGTCTCGGCTGGCCTGTACCAGCAGGTGTTCACCCTCGGGGATGTCATGCCCTCCGCCACGATCCAGAAGGGCATCCCGCGCGCAGACGGCACGGTCGACGCCTACACGTTCACCGGATGCATGGTGGAGAGCCTGACTATCGACTGCCCGAACGCGGACAACGTCAAGGTCAAGACGTCGTGGAACGCGAAGGACATGACGACGGCGACGGCCTACACGGCCCCGTCTTATGCGACCGGCCCGAGCGTGTTCACCTTCGCCCACGGGGCGGTCTACTCCGGGGCGCTGACGGCTCCGACTGCGACGGCGCTCGGTTCGGCGGCGACCCCGGTTGCGTCGATCCGCTCCGGCTCGATCACGATCAAGCACAACCTCAAGACCGACCGCTACAACTGTGGCGGCGGCGGGCGCAAAGAGAAGCCTTTCGTCGGCGTCCGGGAGATTTCCGGGTCGCTCGTTGCGGAGTATGCCGATACGGCGTTCCGGGACGCGATCGTCAACGACACGTCCATGACCCTCGTGAAGACGTTCACGTCGGGGGCCGACGCCTTGCAGATCGTCATCCCTGATGTGCGCTTCGACGGCGACATCGTCAAGGCGTCCACCGACCTTGCGATGCAGGAACTCAAGTGGACAGGGCTCGACGGGCTCACTGCGGCACAACCGATCTGGATCGTCTGCCGCACCGCCGACACGGCGCTCTGAGTGCCCCGCCAGTCGTCGGGGTCGGCCGAGTTCACTGTCGACACCAAGGACTTCCGCGAGTTATTCGCGCGGTCGTCGAAGGTCGAGCCGAAGCTCAGGACTGCGTTGCGGCGTCGCATCCGTGACGCGGCGAAGGGTGTCGCGGAGGACGTCAAGGCCGAGGCGCTCAAGCCTGGCGAGACCCGCTCTGCTCACCCGCGCTCGACGGGGATGCGCGCCCGGATCGCCGGGTCGGTGAAGGTCGGCATCCTCACTGGGGCATCTCGGCAGGGCGTGCAGATCACCGCGATGGCCCCGCTGGCTGGGGCATGGCAGGCCGAAAAGGGCTGGCGTCACCCCGTGTTCGGCCGCACCGTGCGAGTCCGCCAGATGGGGCGTCCTGGCTACTTCACGCGCACTGTCTGGGACGGCCGCGAGCGCGTCAGGTCAGCGGTCGAGGGAGCGATGCAAGAGGCGGCCGACTCACTCAGAGGAGGATCATCGTGAGGTTTGTGCTCGATGGCAAGACGTATGAGGTCGACGGGATCTCGCGCCTATCGCTCATGGATGTCTTGCGGTTCAACCGTGAGTCCGAACGGGGCGACTGGGGCGTGACGTGGGCTGACATCGAGGACATGCTCAACGAGCTCCGCGGGCTCACGGATGAGGACCGCAAGCGGCACCCCGCCGCTGTGTGGCTGTTGGCGCTGTCGGTGTGGCGCAGCTTCCGCGACTCTGGCGAGGCGCTCACGTTTGAGGCTGCGCTCGACCGGCTGCCCGCGCTGGACTCGGAACGGCTCAAGTGGCTCCCCGACCCGGAGGACCACAAGCCCGCAAACCCTCGGAAGGCCCGCCCGTCCCGGAAGGGTTCAGGGGGGGCCTGACCCGTCGCCACTCTCGGAATCCGCTGGCTGTTGACGTAGAGGGCGGGGTCCGTGAGCGGCTAACTGTTCTGTGTCACGTCTGGCCGTCTCTGAGTCCGTGGAACGTGTGGGACCTGGCCTGGCGGGATTGGGTCTTGTTCGCTGCCGCCGCCGATGCGTGGGTTGAGTCTCGAAAGGAGAAGTGACCGTGTGTCTGATCTGACGCTGCGTTACCTCCTGTTCGGCGAGGATCGGACCGCATCCAAGACGGTCAAAGGCGTTGGTGACGCCGCTGAGTCGACCGCCTCGCGCGTGTCCGGGGCCGTGTCTCGCATGGGTGGGGCTATCGGTGGGGACATGGGCGCGATCCTGGGGCGCGTCAGTGACGGCCTGGATGCGGTGGGGGGCAAGTCCGTCTCGGCTGGGCAGAAGCTTGGGGCGGTCGGTGGGGTTGCGCTGGCGACTGGGCTCGCGTTGCAGCAGATGGCCTCTGGCGACGTGGAGGCGCAGAACAAGTTGGAGAACGCGATCTCCAACACCGGCAAGGCGTATGACGACTATGCCGACCGCGTGGACGGCGCGGTTGAGTCGTCGGTCCGATTCGGCGTCACGGACGGCGAGGTCAAGGACGCCTTGACCCGACTGACCGACGCCACGAAGGACCCCGCGAAGGCGCTCGACGACCTGGCGATGGCCCAGGATCTCGCGGCCGCGAAGGGGATCAGCCTGTCTGATGCGGCGACGATGATCGGCAAGGCGCACAACGGGTCGGCCAAGGTCTTCAAGGAGTTCGGGATCGAGGTCGGCAAGAACGCTGACGGGACCGCCGACTACGAGGGCGCGCTCGGGAAGCTGGCTGACACCCTCAAGGGTCGCGCCGAGGCGAACGCCGATTCGTTCGGCGGCAAGATGCGCGAGATCCGGGCGTGGACCGACAACGCCGCGTCATCCCTAGCGGAGCAGTACGGGCCGGCCATCACGATGGCGGGCGCCGCGCTGACCGGGCTAGCCGCGATCACTGAGATCGCGTCGGCAGCGAACGTGAAGAACGCCGCATCAACGGTTGCCGCCAAGGCCGCGCAGATCGGCAGCGCGGTAGCTACGGGCGTTGCGACAGCGGCACAGTGGGCGTGGAACGTGGCCCTGAACGCGAACCCAATCGGTCTGATCATCATCGCTATCGCCGCGTTCGTCGGCGCGATTCTGTGGCTGTGGAACAACGTCGACTGGTTCCGCAACGGCGTCACGGCCGCATGGGAGGCCATCAAGACAGGCTGGACATGGCTGTGGGATAACGCCATCAAGCCCGGTATTGACGCTTTCGGGGCGGCGTTCCGCTGGCTGTGGAACTCGGTCCTAGCTCCGGTAACCCGATTCATCCTCAATGGGTTCGCCAACTTGACTGATGGCATCGCACGCTTCCTCGACGCGCTGTCCAACATTCCCGGCTTCGAGTGGGCGAAAGATGCCGCCGACAAGATGCGCACGGCCGCCACTCAGGCGCGGACCCTCGCGGGGAACCTCAACGACATCCCCGACAACGTGCCCGTTACCGTCTCCTTCTCGGTCGTCGGCGTGCAAGCCGTGAAGAACGCCATCAACGGTATCGGTGGGTCGATGTCGGCGCAGCTGAACGCGCGGCTGCAGTTTGCCTCAGGTGGGTACACGGGGGATATCCCGACGTCGGCCGTTGCTGGAATCGTTCACGGCCAGGAGTTCGTGATGTCGGCGCCGACTGTGGCAAAGTACGGCCGCGGATTCTTCGAGGCGCTCAATGCGGGCCGGATGGTTGACGCTCCTGGCGGCACTGGCGCGATGAGTCCAGTCGGGCCGTCCGCTGAGTCGATCGGTGACGCGGTGGCGTCTCGGCTCGACGGCTTGGCGATCCGCATCACCAACATCGACGCGATCACGCGTGCTGGTCACGCGCAGCTCCTGACCGCGATGGGGAGGGCCTGACATGGCTGTAGGCCTCCGCGGGTACACCCAGGGCTCGATTGCCAACATCGGCACGTCGGTCTCCTGGCCCGCAGGGTCGGCAGCCGGCGATCTCGCGCTCGTCCACTGCGGCGGGAGCTACGCCAACAACGGCCCCCAGACCAGCGGCTGGACGCCCTGCGGGCACAAGTCCCACTGGAAGATCCTGACCAGCGCGGACGTGGCGTCGGCTCTCGTGGTCAACGCCTCGCACGTCAAGCTCCAGGTCTTCACGGGGGCCAAGGGCATCGGCCGTTACGCCACGTCCAATGGCCTGACGGTCCAGGCGGCAGGCTCGTACCTCTTCGTCGAGTCGGCCCGGTCGGCCTCCTCGATCGCGCCGGCGACATACCGGCTCGGCACGGAGTGGACCGACGAGAACGGTTACTGGCAGGCCGCGTATGCGCTTGCCAGCGGCGCTGGTTGGGCTGCCATCCCCTCGATGGGCTCTGGCGCGACCAGCTACAGCTACGAGGTGTTGCCCGCCTCGGCTCCCTCGGTGCCGATCCTGACGACCCCGGATGCGGGCGCGTCGGTCGACCAGACCCTCGCCCAGGTCTTCGGCTGGGATCACCAGTCGTCCTTTGCGCAGACGGGCCGTCGTGTGCGCCTGACGACCGGGGCGACGATCCGGTGGATTGACGGCGCGGGGGCGCTCCAGACGACGGAGCAGTCCGTCGCGACGGCCTCCACAACCGCCACGCTCAATGCCGCCGCGCTCACCGCTGGCGCGGCATACACGTGGGCTGTGGCGACACAGGATGCCAACGGCTGGTCCGCGTACAGCGCTGAGCGTGCGCTCAACCCCATTGCGCCGCCGACTGTTTCGTCGGTGACGGTCTCCTCGCCGGCGGGTGACCTGTCGCCCACCGTGACGTGGGCCGCGACCGCCGGGTCTGGTGTGCTCACCGCGCATCAGGTCTGGACCTGCAACGCGGCCGACGCGGACCCCACCGTCGCCCCGCTGTGGACCTCGGGAGTGCTCGCCAACACGGTCAGCCCCGACACGGCCCCGTCGTCGACGCCGTGGGTTAATGGCGCGAGCCTCAAGGCCTGGGTCACCGTCTGGCAGACGGGTGGGGTTTCTCGGACCCTCTCGTCGGCCGCATTCACCGTGTCGTGGACTCCGCCGGCGACCCCGACCGTCACCGCGTCGTCGGCCACGACGCCCCCCACCGTCTCGGTGAGCGGGCTCACGGCGGGGAACGTGGTCGAGGTCGAGCAGCGGCTCGACGGCATCAACTGGACGCCGCTGACGACGCGGGTCGCGGCCGGAACGTCCATCGCGGGCATCCCGTCGCCGCTTGCTGCGACCGGGACCAGCGTCTCGTTCCGTGCCCGCCAAGCGACCACTGTCGACGGTGTGCTGATGCAGTCGGCATGGTCGACCGTTTTCTGGATCACCGCGACCCCCGCCGGGTGCTACGTCGTGGACGACGGCGACAGGTCCGTCTACCTGGATGCCTCCTTGGAGAGCGACGGCCCCCGCGAGATCGTCCAATCCGTCTCTGTCACCTACGGGCTCGGGGCCACGTCGGCCCGCGTCGACCGAACCCCGGAGGCCGGTGAGCGAGGTTCGGTCGTGTGGGTAACGGACACCGCCGCCGACCGGGACGCGCTGCTGGCATGGCTCGATGCACACGCCGTCTTCTGGATCGTGTTCCCGCCCGAGGACGGTCTGGCGACCCCGGCGAAGCGGGTCGCGCGGACCACCCCGCGCTCATGGGAGCGCCTCGCACAGGTGGCTATCCCACACCGCCTCATCCCCATGTCGTGGGTTGAGCAGCCGTGACGTGGGCGTCCGCGGTCACGGACCCGCTCCGGGTCGTTGACTACCGCGTCGAGGCAGTCAGTGTCTCCGGCCAGTCGCTCGGGCCTGTCCCGGTCGACGGCGTGCGGATCGACTATGACGGCGACCGCACGGAGGCATGGTCGGCAGCATTCGCGCTGTCGGACCCGTCGCTAGTCCCGCTGACGTCGGCGGACACGCTCGATGGGCGATCGTCCACTCGCTTGCGGGTGTGGTGGCGGGTGCTCGATGACGGCACGTGGTCAGAGATCCCGGTAGGGACCTTCTGTGTCACCGACCCGAGGATCAAAGACAGCGGCTCCCTGTCCATCACCGTTGACGGGCTGGACCCGCTCGCGGTGGCGCGCCGCGGCGGGTATGGGGCGGCTGTGATCAGTGTCGGCGGCATGACCGTATCTGACGCTCTCGCAACGCTTTTCGCGGCGATTGCCCCGGGCTTCCCGGTGTCGATCGAGCCGTCCACGGCGACTCTCCCGGCCGTCATGGACTTGTGGGACCGCGACCCTGCGGACGACTGGCGAGAGATCGCCGCAGCCGGTGGAATGGTCGTCCGCACCGACCGCTGGGGCGTCATCGCCGCCGCTCGTCAGCCGACCCCGGAGACGGTCGCGGCCGACTGGCAGGAAGGCCACTCCTGCCCCGTAACGGATCTGGACGTCGAGATCAGGACGTCCTCGATCCCGCGCCGTGTCATCGTCGTGTCATCGTCTCCGGATGTCTCGCCCCCCGTCGTCGGCGTGTGGGACAACCCCGACGCTGACTCGCAGAACCTCATCCATGAGATGCGAATCCAATCATCCACTGTCACAACGGCCGCCGCCGCTACCTCGCTGGCTGCTCTGTCTGGCCAGCGGTGGAGCAAGCCACAGTCGTCGGTGAGCGTCACCGTCCCGGCCAGGCCGGATCTCGCCTATGGCGACCTCGTGCTGTTGCGCCGCGCCCAGGCGGCCGTGTCCGGTCCGTACCGGGTCGCGGGCTGGACCCTCACCCTCGCGGGGCGTGACCGCGCGCCCGAGCCGATGTCAGTACGGATGATGGCGAGGCAGTGGTGAGCGCCGACGATATCGCCGCACTCTTCAAGCCTGGCCCCTTGTGGCGGGTGGAGCGGGGCACCATCGTGGCCGACGTCGCCCCGACCCCGGCGCAGTGCCGGGTGGAGCTGCCCGAAGGGCGGGTGATCTCGGCTCACGGCGCGGCCGTCGCGGGGACCTATGTTGACGTCCTCACGGACGGGTCGACGGCGCGTCTGTTGTCGCCGGTCCGGGCGGGCGGATCGTGGTCCCGCACGTCTGGGCAGTCAGTGGGCTCCGGCTCGCAAACGACCATCACCTGGACCACCGAGGGTCTCGATACCCACGGCTTCCTCACGCCGACCTCCGGCACCGTGACCATCCCCGCAGGGATGGGCGGGCTGTACGCGATCACGGCCGGGCTCGACGCGGCCGCCCCTCTCGGCGGTCGCTGCTATGCCCAGATCACGGCGGGCGGGCAGATCTTCCGCGGCCCGTTCACTTCGCCCGGCGAGGACCGGGTTGCCGTCGCGGTGACGTTGCCGCTCGCCGCCGGGGACACAGTCAGTGTCGCCATGTACCACGCGTCAGGGTCCACGATTTCGTTCACGGGCGCGCTCTACGTGAACCGCGCCTCGTACTAATCCTGCTGTCTAGCAAGGAGATTCATCATGCGTCGTCTCGCCGCGATTCTCGCTGCCCCCGCCCTGCTGCTCGCGGTGCTGGTGCCGATGGCCTTGGCCTCCCCACCCGCGCTGATCTACAGCGCGCACGTCTCCTCGCTCGGGTGGCTGCCGGACGTCGCATCCCCCGCCACGGCAGGGACGACGGGTCAATCCCGACAGATGGAGGCGCTGCGGATTTCTGGCGGCACCCTCGCCGGCGACATCGAGTACCGCGCGCACGTCGCCAACATCGGCTGGATGGCATGGGTCGGACCCGCATTCACGGCGGGGACGACTGGCCAAGCCCGGCAACTGGAGGCCGTGCAGGTCCGCCTGTCCGGCGCGTCGGCGCTGGCCTACAGCGTCGAGTGCCGCGCCCACGTGGCGTCGCTCGGCTGGCTGCCGTGGGTCCGCGACGGCGCGACCTGCGGGACCACGGGTCAGGGACGGCGCATGGAGGCCGTGCAATTGCGGCTCGTCTCCCGCACGACGCCAACGGCCACGGCCACGCCGAGCGCGACGAGCACCCCGTCAACGACCCCGACCGTTGACCTCGCGGTCGTCGGTGATACCGGCATGGACAGCAACGCCAGCGCCGTCCTGACGGGCATGGCCCGCGCCAAGTCGGCCCTGATCGTCGGGGACCTGGCCTACGCGGATACCTCGGGTATCGAGGCGCAGTACTGCTCGTGGGTCAAGGCCCGTGTTGCTGGCGGGGCGCAGATCCTCCCCGGGAATCATGAGGCCCAGAACGGTGACGGCGCGTTCAGCTCTTACGCCTCCTGCCTGCCGGACCTGTGGTCGGTGTCGGGCTCATACGCCCAGGGCCACTGGTATGCCGACCGGGGCAACATGCGCCTCATCGCCGTAAGCCCACAGATCACCCTGCCGTCCGGCACGCGGACCTATGCCGCAGGGACGCCGGAGCTCGCGCAAGTCGCGGCATGGATCGACGCGGCCAAACTTGCCGGCCGGTGGGTCGTCGTCGCAATGCACGAACCATGCCTGACGGTGGGGCTGCACGGGTGCGCGTCATCGTCCGCGCTGACGGACCTGCTCCTGTCGCGTCGTGTGGACCTCGTGCTGTCCGGCCATGACCACAACTACAGCCGCAGCCACCAGCTCACCGGGACGGCATACTCTCCCGTCGTCGCTGACCGGGACGGGGCGTTCGCCGCGGGTGCGGGCACCGTCTTCGCGACGGTCGGAGCTGGAGGGCACAACGCGCGGACGGTCGCCTCACCCCTGCCCGCGTGGGCCGCCACCGCCAGCGGCACCAACTCCCCCGGAGGGATCGCCTACGGGCACCTGGAGATCACCGCGACGGCCACAGCGTTGACCGCGCGCTATGTGGCCGACGCGGGCAACCGGTCGTACGCCGACACGTTTGTGGTCACCCGGTGAGCCCAGTGACCACACCTCTCCCCGAGCCGACACATGCCGAGGTCATCCGGCGCCTTGACGCCATCGCAACGGATCTCAGGAGCCTCAATGACCGGCTCGACTCCACGTACGTCCGTCGCGACGTGTACGAGGAGGTACACCGGCACGCGGAGGCCGCCTTGGCTGCCAAGGCGGACCGGGAGGTCGTGGACGCGCTCAAGGCCGAGGTTGAGGAGATGCGCGACCTCGGTCAGCGGCTCGGGTTCGCGGTCGTCGCCGCGCTGCTCGGCACGGGCGGCACGGTCGCCTGGGCGATCGTCCAGCGATTCGCGGGCGGCTGACGTGGGCGGCCTGCGTGCCCGCCTCGCCGACTTGGCCCGCCGCTGGGACGCCGAGGCCGCTTCGGCCGGTCGAGTGTCTCGCTCCCTTGACGGGCTCGCGTCGGCTGCTGGTGCGGCTGGTCGTGCCCGGACCTGCCGGGAGCATGCCGAGGAGCTGCGGCGGGCGCTCAACGCAACGGAGGAGGACTGATGCCTGAGCGATGGATAGCCGAGGCTGAGCAACTCACCCCGTCCGGCGCGCCGGGCACCATGTCCGGCGTCGGTCCGCCGCGGGCAATCTGCCACGTCACCGTCTCCCGGCCCGGATCTTTCGATGCGATGCACCGGGTCCTGACGGACAAGCAGGGCGAACCCCACCTGCTGTATGACTGGGCCACTGACCGACTCGGGCAGTACTTCGCGCTGGACCGTTCGGCCCGAGCGCTTCGACGCGGCACCCGAGATGTCTCCTGCAACAAGGTCGGGACGGTCTGCATTCAGATCGAATTCTGTTCCATGCCAGACGGATTCACGCGGTACTGGACTCCCGGACCGAACTTCCGGGCCCTCATGCGCGCCATCGCGTCGTGGGGGATCACGCCGCAGTTCGTGGCCCGCGCCAACACGAGCGCTGGTGACAACGTGCGCCAGACGTGGGAGACGTACCTCGCCACGGGCGGCTGGTGGGGGCACTGCCACGTGCCCGAGAACGACCATTGGGACCCCGGTCCCATCGACCAGGCCGCCTTCTTCGCCGCCGCAGGCATCACCACTCAGGAGGACGAAAACATGCCCCTCACCACTGCCGACGTCAACGCCATCTGGGACAAGACCATCGACGGCGAGACCATGGGCAACCGGCTGTACTTCGCCCATCGGCGCGCACAAGCGGCCGTCGACGACCTCGGCAAGCTCCGCGCCGAGCTGGCGGCGCTCGCGGCCAAGGTGGACGCGCTGACCGCCGCTCCCGTGTCGGGCACGGTCACCGTGACCGGGGGAACCCTCACGGTGGGGCAGTGAGCCTCATCCGCGACGCCGCCTGGACTGCCCTGTCGGCGATCCTCGCGGTCGGCATCTGGATCGTCCTCGCCGCGCGGCGGGCGTGCCGTGGCTGAGTGGCTAGCGGCCGCGATGTCCGTCCTCATCGCCCTCGCCGCGTGCGGGGTCATCCTCGGGCTGCTGTGCCTCGCCCAGCGTGCCGACGAATGGATCCTCGACGAGATCCGCAAGCAAGACACCGACCGCACCTAGGAGACCCCATGAACCCCCTCGCTGAACGTCCCGATATCCGCCGCCGCGTCTACATCGCGTTCTGGGGGTTGGGCCTCACGCTCGGCGCCGCCCAGACCGGGTATGCCGCCGCAGAGTCCGGCCAACCGACGTGGCTGACCGTGGCTCTCGCCGTCTACGCCTTCCTCGGCGCTGGCGTGGGCTACACCGCTCAGGCCAACGTTCCGAACGACCCAGCCTGACCCGACCCGTCGGCCCCCGGTGATCGCCGGGGGTCTCCTCATGCCCAAGGAGGCATCGCATGTCCCGTGACGCACTGCACGTCGTCGACGACCTGGCCCTGGACCGTGGCACCGGCCGCACTGACGGAGTCCGCATCGTCGGCCACGTCGTCGCCGAGATGTTCGGCCCCGACGGTGTCCTCAAGGCCCGCGTCGAGTCGCACAACCTGATCACTGCCGTCGGTGACCAGCTCTATGCCTCCCGTGGCGCCGGCCTCACATCATCTGCCGTCCCGACCGGCATGAAACTCGGTACTGGCTCCACCGCAGTGGCCAAGACCGGCGCGGGCGCGGCGCTCGTCACCTACCTGTCGGGCAGCAACAAGACCTTCGACGCGACCTTCCCCAGCGCGACGGGCGGCGTGGCCACCTACAAGCGCACGTACGCCGCAGGTGAGGCGACGACGGCCAGCGCTATCACGGAGGCTGTCATCGTCAACGACACGATCGCCACCGACGCAACGTCGGCCGCGGCCGCGACGATCAGCCGTGTCTTGCTGACCGGCATCGGCTCAAAGGGCGCAAGCGACACGCTCACGATCACCTGGACCCACACCATCCTCGGGGCCTGACTCACCGTCTCGTCGCTTCGCACAACTGACGACCGAGGGGGGTGACGTATGGCGGTCTCCTACGGTGGCGGCACTACCGCCGTCGCCTACGGGACAACGAGCCTGTCCGTCGCCCTCCCCGCGTCCGGCATTGTTGCCGGGGACTACCTCGTCATCCTCGTCGGCACCAAGCCAACGACCGCGACGATCAACACCCCGAGCGGCTGGACCAAGCTCGGGGAACTCGCCTCCAGCAAGGGCGTCTCGGCTGATCATGATGTAGGCGACACCAAGATCGCCGCGCTGGGCAAGGTCGCTGACGGCTCCGAGAGCGGAACCTCGGTCACCGTCTCGATTACCTCGGGCAACACGTCCTGGGGGCGCTCAACCGGGCGTTGGAGCAACGGCACGGGCGCGTGGGACATCGACGTCGCCACTGGGCAGGACACCACTGCGGGCACCGCGTGGTCCGCCACGATGTCTCCCGACCTCCCGGCGCGCTCCGGCACTGCGGGCTTCGTGACGGCCCTGTGCATCCCGACCAACGTGTCGACCCCGAGCCAGTTCGGGTATGCCGACATGGTGATCGGCTCGACGACCCTCGTAGCGCCCACCAACGTCGACTACCTGGAGATCGCCGAGCCCGACTCAGGCACCGGCGACGACATCGGCGGCTGGATCGCACGATGGATCACCGTGGGCGACCCTCCGGGCGGATGCTCGGGGACAGCCACTGTGGCCGCCACAGTCGGCGGCACCACCACCAACGTCTATGGGCCGACGGTACTCGTCCGCCTCATGGAGCAGGGTGGCGGGACCAACTACACCGCCACGCCAACAGACAGCGCAGCAGGGTCCGACATCGCCACGGATGCGCTCGACGCCGTCCGCACCCCAACTGACTCGGCGCCAGCGTCTGACACCGCAGACGCACTGCGCACCACCGACCGGAGTGTCAGCGACGCGGCCGGGGCGACCGACGACGCGACCGCGCAGCTCACCAGCCCGCAGAACTACAGCGCCAACCCTGCTGACAGTGCAGGCGGCACGGACTCGGTCACCACGGCGCTCGACTTGACTCGCACGGTTGCCGACTCTGCGGCCGGGTCGGACGCCGTCAGCGATACGGTGGCGGCCGCCCGCGTCCCGGCAGACACGGCCACCGCCGCCGACACGGCGGCCACCCTCGCGGCGACCACGCGAACCGCAGGCGACGCGGCGGCGGGCAGCGACACCACGACCGTGAGTCTCGACGCGGCAAGGACCGCAGCCGATACCGCGGGCGCGACTGACTCCGCAACCGCCGACATGACCACGGGCGGCATCGCCTATGACCGGACGCCATCGGATGCAGCCGGGGCCACCGACGCAACCAGCACGGCGACCGAAGCGGCACGCGCCGCAGCGGACCCCGCAGGCGCAGGCGACATTCTCAACGTCACCGCCACCCTGTCCCGCACCAGCGCCGACACGGCCAGCGGCAACGACGCAACGGCCACAACCTGGGCCGCCAGCCGGCCAGCAACGGACACCGCAGCCGGGTCCGACACCATCGGCATCACGGCCACCCTCGCCCGCGGGCTGGCCGACACGGCCAGCGCAAGCGACAGCGCCGTCGCCGCTCTCGCATCGTCCGGTTCGCAGGCGCTCTCCGACGCCGTGCTCGCTACCGACGCGGCCACGACCGCGCTAGACACGGTCCGCGCCACTGGTGACGGCGCCGAGGTAACAGACAATGCCTCAGCGGAATCGGGGCTCATTCGGCCGTGGGGCGACACGGCAGGCGCGATCGACGAGGTCACTGCCGTCATGGAGCGGATCGTCACCGTCGACGACCTTCTGGCGCTCATCGACGCTGCGGACGGGGCGCTGACCGGGGCACTCACTCCCATCGACACCCCGCCCTGTCACATCACGGTCATCCCCCGCGAGAACAGGACCACGGTCGTCCCGCGCGATGACCGCCGCACCATCGTTCCCACCGAGGACCGCCGCACGGTCATCCCGGCAGAGTCACGCCTCACCGCGATCCCTGCCGAGGACCGCACCACCCGGATAGGAGCTTGCCCGTGACGCCCCTCAACGACACCCACGTCAAGGACCCCGACGCTAACCTCCCCTACGAGTGGGACTGGTCCGGGTGGCTCTCCGATGGCGAGACCATCACCGCGCAGACCATCACCGCCGACCCCGGCATTACAATCGGCGCGCCGACCGAAGCCCTCGGCGTCGTCGCCGTCCGCATCTCAGGCGGCACCGCAGGCACCACATACAAGGTCGCCTGCCGTATCACCACCAGCGGCGGCAACATCGACGAGCGGACCAAGAGGATCATGGTCCGCGACCGCTGACCCAACCCCGCACGCACCCGCGCCCCCGCTGACCTCGGTCGGCGGGGGCGTTTTTGCGTTGCCCTCCCACAGGCGTCGGGTCCCAAGTCCCCGCTCTCTGCCGGTATCCGTGCTGGGTGCGTACTTTGCCGTGGTGCGGACGGGCAACGAGACGGCCCCCATCATCACTGAGGGCCGTCAACCCACCGGACCGAGCCGGTGGGGCTGTGCCGCCAGGATACCGCGACGTCAGCGTCGCAGGTCAGTCCGCGCGCCCTGCCCCGGCCGGTTGGCCTGCCATGCGTCGATCTGCTCGCGGGTCCAGGTGGGTGTGCGCCCGACCATCGTGGCCTCAGGCATGCGCCCGTCGCGCCGGTATGCCTCCACCGTGCGGATCGAGAGGCCCAGGTACTCGGCGACCTGGGCCACGGTCAGAACGTCACTCACAGCCACGTCACGTCGCCGAACTCGGCCACAGCAGCGGCGTAGGGGGCCTCGTCCTCCGACGACTCGACACGGATTGTGGCGAGAACGACGTCGCCGCGCCGAACCTCGACCGTGTCGAAGGAGGCCTCACGGTCATCCACGACAACGATGTCGTTCACGTCGACGATCTCGGCGGTGATGGCAGGAGAGTCATCGAGCCAGCGGCGTCCCCGCTCATACGAGCGCTCCCACCGGAACTCGCGGCCATCGGTGAGGACGAAGCGGTCCGATGCCCCTGACGGGTCGGCGGCCGCGGTGGCCTCGTCGTCCACGTCGAGGTCAGCGATGACGTCCTGCCAGATGTTCTCGGTCTCGGGCGTGTGGTCGAACTCGTAGGTGTTGAGCTGGTCGAGGATCTGCTGGGTGGTGGTCATCTCTGCCTCTCTCGGGCCGGTCCGTCCTGCCCTTCTGAGGACTACTTTACCGTACTGACTACGGTAAAGCAAGGGGAGATATGTGAGCCCCATCACAGTCAGCCCGCCCGGCTACCCTCGCCCCCATGCCCTGACCCCTGCCCCGCCGCACCCTCGCAGACTGAACCAGGGAATCTCACTCGCCCCCTTCGCTGCGGAGCGCGTCGCCGCCCTTGTAGGCGCACGACGCACAACCCAGGAAGGGGCAGTGCGGGTCACAGTGGTCGGTCATGCGATCCCCTCCAGTAGGTCGAGCTGCCCCTCTGTCTGCTCAGCGGGTGGCACGAACGGGCGTCGTGCGGCCTTGGCGAGTTGCTTGGGGTCGGTGGTGCGCCACCCTGCGAGGCGGCAGTAGTCGGCGCTCATGTCATTGCTGATGCCGTGGCGACCGAGCGCCTTTGCGACGAGTGCGGTTGTGCCGGTGCCGCCGAACGGGTCGAGCACGACGGCGGGCCGGGTGGGTGCGGTCGGCTCGGGGCACGCGCACGCCTCGCCCGTGATGCGCGTCGCGGGAGACTGGCCCGCCTGTAGCCCGGTGCGGAGGATGCTCGACTGCGAGACGCCGCGAACCTCGACGTTCCCACGGCCGTCGCCGCGCTTGTTCGACGCGAGGAAGCGGGGGTCGATGGGGTCACGCTCGGACGTCGGCCGGCGACCTTCGCCACACTCGGTGCAGATCCCGGACGGTGACCAGCCCTGGATGATGCGTCGCGGCCACTCGGTGGGGAACGCTGCGAAGTGGTCGATGCCCAGCGACTCGGGGACGTGCAGCGGTTCGGTGGGGATCGTCCAGACCGAGCCGGGGAGTTTGCCGAGCGGGTTGGGCTGCGTTGTGCTCAGCGACGTGTGGGCGGGGATGCCAGCCGCGAACGGGGCCGACTCGTGCTTCGGGTTCGTGCCGCTTCGGTTCGGCGCTAGGTGCGCCTCGCGGATCTCGTCGACCGCGGAGAAGTAGCGCGGCTCGCGGGTGAAGTGGAACCACTGCTCGTGCGAGCGGCGCACCCGGTCGGTCACGGACTCGGGCAGCCCGTTCGGCTTGGACCAGATCACCTCTGCGCGGAGGATGAGGCCGAGGTCGTCGATGCAGCGGAGGGCGTAACGCCACGGGATGCCGATGAGGGACTTCGCCGGGACGCTGGACGTGAGGCGCCGCTGCGACTGCGGGCCCGGCGTGGACGTGCTCGAATACTTGTCTCCGAGGTTTACCCAGATCGACCCGGACGGCTTGAGAACGCGCACCATCTCGGCAGTTGCCGCGATCAGCGCGTCCACGAACTCGGCCGGGGTCGGCTCGTCACCGATCTGGCCCGCGTAATGCTCGCCCCCGTCCTGATAGGAGCGCAGTCCGAAGTAGGGCGGGCTCGTGACGATCAGGTCGACGGACTCATCCGCCAGAGCCAGCGACAGTGCGTTGCCGCGCAGGATCTGCACGCTGCCTACAGTTGGTCGATCCACGTCGACTCCTTCCGGTTGGGTGATGGGTCCAGGGTGCCACGGAAGCCCGCGCCACGCTGACCGATAAGGTAGATTCATAGTGCGTCACGCGTAAAATCATGAACCATGAGCAAGCCAGTACCGATCACCGACCCGCTCGCCCTCACATGGATCGAGCACCAGAAACGCGAGCACGTCCCACCCAACACGGTCCTACGGCGCACAGCCACACTCCGATCCATCGGCAACGCCGGCACCGCCACCCGCGAAGACATCGAGGCATGGTGGGCCACCCGCCGCGACCTCTCACCCGCCACCCGATCAAACGACCTCGCCAACCTGCGGGCCTTCTACAAGTGGTGTCGCCGATGGGAACACCGCGACGACGACCCCACGGCCCGACTCGACGCACCCAAAGTAGACAAAGGACTACCCCGTCCACTCTCCCGCGCCGACCTGCACCGTCTCCTGGCCGTCCTCCCCGACGACCTACGCCGCGCCGTCGCCCTCGGTGCTTACGCCGGCCTGCGCGTCTCCGAAGTCGCCGCCCTCCACTGGCACGACGTCGACCTAGAGGCTCGCCGCGCCCGCATCCTCCACGGCAAAGGCGGCAAGTCCCGGCTCGTAGCTCTCGGCGCCGTCCTCATCGACCAGATCCTCCCCGACACGGGCGGCAACGTCGTCACCGGCACCAAGCAGTCCATGAGCGCCGCCACGTTGCAGCGGCGGGTCAACCGGGCCATGAGGCGGGCGGGCGTCTCGGACACCTTCCACGGCCTGCGTCACCGCTACGGCACCCTCGCCTACCAAGCCACCCGCGACCTCGTGGCAGTCGGGCGACAGATGGGCCACTCCTCGCCCGTCACGACCGCGATCTATGCCGCCGCATCCGACGATGTGGCAGACGCGATCGCTGAGGCCGTCACCCGATAGCTGGTGAGGTCGGTGAGGCTCCGCGCCTTGCGCAGACGGTCGCCACGGGTCCACTCCGGGATGCTGTCGCGACAACTCTCGGAATCCCCTTGCGTAAAACTACGTAATGACGTAGTTTCTCCCCATGACCACCCACCCCAAGCCAGAATGGCTGACGGTGACGCAGGCCGCGCGAGTGCTGAGCCTGTCGCCGCGAGCCGTGCTACATCGCATCACGTCCGGCAAGATCGCGGCGAGCAAGATGGGCGAGGGACGCACGTCGGCCTACGTCATCGCGGCTGCCGAGATCGAGCGCATCCAGCAGGCGTCATGAACGCCCAGCCGCCTCGCATCGCCGCCCGGAACGCCCGGAACCGTCAGCGTGATCGCGCCCTCCGCGCCGCCCTCACCGCCAACCCCGTCCCCCTCTGGAGGCCATGATGCTTGTCGCTTTGTGGGCTCTGTCCATCGTCGCTGCCGTCGTCATCGTCGGCACTGACCCCGAGACATGGCGCGCCGCTGACCGGATGATCGACGACGCGCAGGGGGCCGACTCATGACCCTCATCACCACGGTGGTCAGCCACCGCACCGTCGAGATCCAGACCGACCCGCTCGCCCCCCCGCTGATCGTGACCCGCACCGCGCTCATCGCGGCGTCGCGGGCCGTGCAGTCGTCAGAGGACGGTCTCGCGGAGGTCAAGGGCCGCTTCCCTCGCTTGGGTGCCGGGCACGCGTTCCTCGATGAGTCGCAGATAAGCCAACTCATCGGGGACCTGAATCGAGCGGCGTCATGAGCGCCGCGACGTGTGACGTCTGCGGGCACTACCTGCACGGTCTCGACGAGATGTGCGGTGCCGACCACAACGGCTACATGTGTGAGTGCGACGGTCGCATGCACTACTTCTGCGCCTGCGGCGACAGGTTCGAGACGGTCGCCGACCTCACCGAGCACGGTCGCCTCTGCCTGACCATCGCGGAGAACGAGGACCACCTCGTCGAGGGCGGACACCTGGACCCCTCGGCCCGCCAGACGCCTGCCCCAAACACGGGCTGGCGACGGTCCGAACCTGCCGTCATCCAGACCCCCGACACCCGTGGCCCCTGGGACCAGCGCGAGGCCGAGGCCGCAGCGGCAGGGCTCGCGGTCGCCGCAATCCTCGCGGCCGTTGGCGACGGGACCGCGACCCTCGTCATCGACTGCTTGCCAGTCGAGTCAGGGACCCAGGCGCACGTCTATGCCCGAGTCCCCGCCGATGCTGCACGCACCCTCACGGATGAGCATCCGCTGACCCGTGACAAGTCGCTCTTGTGGCCTCTGTGGACCGGCACCATCGCAGGCTGCCCCGTCACCATCACCAAAACCCTCCCCCTCGCAGGTGAGCCCAACCCAGCGAGGGGGAGCCACCAGACATGACAGAGCCCCCGCCTAGCGGCCAGCGCAGCGGGGGCACCCAACAGAGAGGTTAACCGATGAGCCAGCAAGACGTCACCGTGACCCCCGTGCGGGTCTGCGTGCAGCACGGCGTTGACCGAGACCTGCAACTTGGGACCGAGCACGTCTCGCGCGTGCAGCGTGCCTACTTCACCGTTGAGGGTGCACCTGTCGTGACGCTCTACGGTCTGCCCGGATACTGTGTCATCCGGCTAGTCGCCGTGTCGTGGGACATGGGAATGCCGCTGCCCAGCGTCAAGGTCACCGTCCGGAAGGTGCGCAAGGACGGGACGCTGGGAGAGCGCTCGTTCGGCACGCGCCTCTCCGAGAGCGAAATCCCCGACTGGCTCGCCCCCGTCATCGCTGAGCACACCCCGGAGTGGGCACGATGAGCACTGACACCCTCGCCCAGCAGATGCACGAGTCTCGCGCCCGTCGCCTGGTCGACGCCGAGACCCGAGCCGCCGCAGCCGAGGCGATCCGCAAGGACCTCGAAGAGCGGCTGGTCGACGCCGAGGCTCGCGCCAGCGCGGCCGAGGACCGCGCCCGTGACGTCGACGTCCCCGGCATCCTGCCTGACCGGCTCTACACGGTGGGCACCGAGATCCCCAACGGCGAGAACGGCGTCATGGCCGTCATCGACATCTCCTACGGGACGATCTACGTCCGGCACAGCACGGTCAACGACCTGTGGCGCAAGATGGAGCCGGGCCTGGACAAGATCTTCTCTGAAGGCGCGGACGTCCTCGGAGATGGTGGCCCGTGGCTGCCAATCGGGCAAGAGGATGCGGGCGGACTCGTCCGCGCCGTCGCGGCATACGACCTGGTGGACCGGGCGCTCTGGAACCTTGAGCGCGAGGTCGGGCGGCCCGAATCCGCATGGCGTCGGGAAGTCCACCACGGCAACGTGGCCGAGTGGGCAACCGCGCGAATCCGCCATGCCGATGAGGCGCTGCGACGGTCCCAGGCGCGCGTGCGCGAACTGGAGGACGACCTCGCCAACTGGCGGTCCGGCTACCTGACGGCGGTGGCCCGATGAACACGCTCGCCCGCATCGCGGACCAGTCAACGATGAGCGGCGGGGACTTCCTGACCACCCTCGGGATCGGCGCGTTCATCGTCGTCGCGTACGTCGTCGCCGTCTGGCTCGGGGGGCGGCGATGACCCTCACCGTCGCGTCCATGTTCTCCGGCATCGGCCTGATCGACCTCGGCCTAGAGCGCGCCGGCATGGAGACGCGCCTGCTCTGCGAGAACGACAAGGCCGCGTCCACCGTCCTGGCCCGTCGCTTCCCCGGCATCCCGATCCACCCCGACATCCGAGAGCTGACTGCCGATGACCTCTACGCCGCAGGATGCCGACCCGACGCCACCGTTACTGCCGCTGGATTCCCCTGCCAAGACCTGTCCATCGCAGGCGGTCGCCGGGGCATGGGTGAGGGCACGCGGAGCGGGCTCTTCTGGCACGTCGACCGACTCCTGGCTGAGTTCGCTCCCCGTTGGGTCCTCCTTGAGAACGTCCCTGGCCTCCTGTCGTCGCACGGCGGCCGGGACATGGGAGCCGTCCTCGGAGCGCTGGCTGACCGCGGGTATGGGTACGCCTACCGAGTGCTGGACGCTCAGCGCTTCGGCGTCCCCCAACGACGCGAGCGAGTCGTCATTGTCGGACATCTTGGAGAGCCCTGGACCGCACCTGCGCAAGTACTACTTGAGCCCGAAGGCTGCGGCTGGGATCTTGCGACGCTCCGTGAATCGGGGTCGCGCGCTACCGGAGGGGCTGGCGCGGGCTCTGGAGTCCGTCGCGTCGCGGCTACCCTCCCAGCCCACCACGGACGGATGACGGCCGAGGACGCAGACAACCTGCTCGTCTGCTACCAGCGTGTCATCCGCTCAGGCGCGCGGCTGCCAGACGCAATCGAGCTCGTTGCCGCCGACACCGAGGTTCGCCGCCTGACTCCACTGGAGTGCGAGCGACTGCAAGGCGCGCCGGACGAGTGGACCGAGGGACAGGCCGACAGCCCGCGCTACAAGCAGCTCGGCAACTCGGTGGCCGTTCCGGTATTCGAGTGGGTCGGCCGCCGCATCGTCGCCGTTGACGCGCAGATCCGAGCGGAGCGTGCCGCATGAATCAGCGAGCGACGTACCGCCGTAGCGCAGCCACCACAACGGCGGTAACCGTGGTCCCCTCGGCGCGTGCCCTCTCTAGGGCCGCTCGCCACAGGTCCTCGGGGACGCGGATGGCGCGGGCGGTCGTGTTGCCCAGCCCAGTTCGTGCCCCCATGTCAGGCGGGGATGGCGATGGGGGTGCCCTTGTAGCCGCGCAGCGATGGGTCGTGCGCGGCGTAGACGAGGCCGTGCACCTTCCTCGTGCTCGCGCTGCGGGCAGTGATGCCGAGGCCCGTAGCGGTCGCGGGTCGGATCAGCGCGGCGAGCGGCGCGGCGACACCCAGCCGCGCGGCGTTCGCGGCGCACGTGTCGCAGGGGCAGGAGATGCGGATCGTGTAGTAGTCGTCGGTGCTCATGTATATACAGTAGCGCACGGCACGACGGTACGCAAGGGGTGTTCGCATGAGCGACTGGCGTGACTCCGCGCGGTGTCTCAACACCGACCCCGAGATGTGGTTCGTGGCCACTCCCGGCCAGCGCGCGAGCAACCGCGACCGCGAGGACCACGCGGCCTCAGTGCTCCTCATGCGCGCCATCTGCGCAGCGTGCCCGGTCATCGCGCCCTGCCTTGAGGAGGCCCTGCGCCGCGATGAGCACGGCCTCTGGGGTGGGCTCACCGAGGCCGAGCGGGCGCAGATCCGGGGCCGCAAGGCACGGGTCGGCAACAAGGCCGCCGACCCACTGCTTGAGCAGGCGATGGCCGAGGCGCGAGAGGCACGACGGGGGCGGGTCTCATGAGCACCGCTTTCAAGCCCGGCTCCCCCGAGTGGGCGCGACTCGTGACCGCGAGCAAGGTCGCCGGCATCCTGTCGATCTCGCCCTGGGACTCGCAGTACAAGGTCTGGTGCGTCATGGCCGGGCTGATCCCGCCTGACCCCGAGAACGAGGCCATGCGGCGCGGCAACATGCTGGAGGACGCGGTCCTCAACTGGTGGCTGGCCGACAACCCTGACGCGATCGAGCTCGGCCGTCAGGTCACGTGCCAGATTCCGGATGAGCCCTGGGCCGCAGCGACCCCGGACATGATCGTCACCAGCGGCGGGGACACCGAGATCGTGGACGCCAAGACGGCATCCGATGACGAGGGCTGGGGCCGACCCGGCACCGACGAAGCACCCAAGTACTACATCGCGTCGTCCATGTGGCAGCTCGCCATGCACCCCGAGGCCGCGCGGGTCCGTCTCGCAGTCCTGTTCGGGCGGCCGTTCACCCTGCGCGAGTACGTGATCGAGCGGGACGACGACCTGTGCGGGGCACTCATCGACCGGTGCCGGGCCTTCCACGAGACGGTCGTTTCCGGGGTCATGCCGCCGCTGGATGACTCGGTGGCCACCTACGAGGCCGTCCGCGCCCAACACCCCGACATCGACCGCGACCTCGACGTACAGATCACCGAGGCGCAGGCCGCCGACTGGCTCGCCAGCAAGGCCGCGGTTGAGACCGCCGACCGCTGGCACCGAGGCGCGACCACGGTCCTGCTCGACCAGATGGGCAAGGCCCGCCGCGCCATGTGCGACGGCTCGGTCATCGCCCGCCGCCAACCCCACGCATCCGGGTCCGTCTCGCTCGTGCGAGTCGCGCCCCTACCCCAACCCGCCACTGACCAAGGAGACGCCGCATGACCACCATGCAGACCGCCATCGCCCTGCGCGATGACCAGTTCACGTTCGACGACCTGCAGGTCGCCGCGCTCGCCCACATGGGTGTCGCCAATGCCAGCAAGGCCGACCTCGCCATCTTCTTCCACGAGTCCAAGCGCACCGGGCTCGACCCGTTCGCCCGTCAGATCCACATGATCGGCCGCAACACGAAGAACCCGCGCACCGACAAGTGGGAGACGAAGTTCACCATCCAGACCGGCATCGACGGATACCGCCTCATCGCGGACCGGGCGGACCGGGCGGACGGCGGATGCCGGGAATACGAGGACACCCAGTGGTGCGGACCGGACGGCGTGTGGGCCGACGTGTGGACCTCCGACGAACCACCCGTGGCCGCGCGAGTTGTGGTGCTGCGCAGCGGTCGCCGCTTCCCTGCGGTGGCTCGCTACCAGTCCTACGTGCAGACCAAGCGGGACGGTTCGCCCAACTCGATCTGGGCAGGCCGCGCCGCCGAGCAACTAGAGAAGTGCGCCGAGGCCCTGGCGCTGCGCAAGGCCTACCCGCGCGATCTGTCGGGCATCTACACCGACGCCGAGATGGTCAGGGCCGACGACGAGGGAACGGCCCACGAGGCCCCCGGCAAGACGACGGGCGTCGGCTCCCTGCGCGACGACCTGATTCCGCCCGCCCCGCCCGCCGAGGACGTGCAGGACGCCGAGGTCGTCGAGCCAGACCCCACGCCCGAGCCCATCACCGCAGCCCAACTCAAGGCGCTGCACACCCTGCTCGGCAAGGCCGAGATGGACCGTGACGCCGCGATCGCGTGGTTCTGCCAGCGCACGGACCGCGACATCACGTCGAGCAAGGACCTGACCAAGGCCGAGGCGTCCGGCCTCATCGACGCCCTGAGCGCCGCCACGACCGAGGCCGACACGCTGCCCGTGGGCGGTGCCTCATGAGCCCGCAGCGGATCCAGCGCAAGCGCACCAAGGGCTGGCGGATGCCAGAGGGCGCGGTCTACGTCGGGCGGCCGACAAAGTGGGGCAACCCCTTCGAGTACCTGACTCCCCAGGGCGTGATCAGATACCGGCCGGAAGCCCCCGAAGAGTGGGAGTACCATCCCTACTACGGGCCAGACAGGACGGTCACCGACTACCGGGTCCGGTACGCAACCCGCGGCGAACTGGTCAGGATGTACCGGCGCACGATCCTTGACCCCGACCGGGGGATGCTCGGCGCGTACCCGTCGAACGGTGGGCACCTGCTCACGTACTGGACCTGGAAGGCCCACACGGGAACCCTTCGCACCGTCACCACCGAGGTGATCCGCGCCGAACTCCGTGGCAAGGACTTGTCCTGCTGGTGCCCGCTTTCGTCCCCGTGTCACGCCGATGTGCTCCTTGAACTCGCGAACGCGGGTGAGCCCTCGTGATCGTCTACATCGCCGGACCCATGACCGGCCTCCCGAAGAACAACTACCCCGCGTTCTACGCCGCCGAGGAAGCCCTCACGGCAGCCGGGCACGCGGTCCTCAACCCAGCCCGCAACGGCACCATCGTCGGCAGCAACGCGTGGCAGCAGTACATGCGGCTGAGCATTGCCCAGGTGCTCCAGGCCGAGGCCGTCGCTCTCCTGCCGGGGTGGGTGAACAGCCGGGGTGCGTTGCTTGAGCGCCGCATCGCCACGGCCCTCGGACTCCTAGTGGGGGCCGTCGCGGACTTCCTGGGCGGTGAGCCCTCGTGACCGCCACCCTCCACGACGCCGGCCCCGACTCCTGCGTCATCGCTCTCGGCCCCATCCGAGTCACCTACAGCCGCCGCGCTGTCGAGCGGGTCCTCAAGTGGCTGGACACCGAGGTCACCGTGCCTGTCAGCGACGACATGGGCGTCTGGCTGGGGCTCTACGTGGTCCCGGTCGGGGTGCTGCGGGCGGCTGCGGCAGAGATGGGGCGAGCATGAGCGTCTACGAAGGCCACGGCGTCACCCTGCACCACGCCGACTGCCTCGACGTGCTCCGGTCGCTGCCGGACTGCTCGGTCGACTCGGTCGTCACGGATCCGCCGTATGGGCTGGAGTTCATGGGTAAGGAATGGGACTCGTTCCGACCGGACGTCATCGTCAACCGTGGTGGTGGCGTGCCGGGGCGTGCCGCTTGGGACTCAACCAAGATGGCGCCTGTCGAGTACGGCGGCGCGAAGCAGCGCTCGACCCTCGTCTGCGATGGATGCGGCAAGAGCGATAAGTTCCGCAACGCTCACGACTGCCCGGACGGCACCGGCTGGACTCGAAGGAACCTCGACACGTCCGTCGCTCGGGTCGCCTACGCCAAGGCGTTCCAAGACTGGTGCGAGGCGTGGGCGACCGAGTGCCTCCGCGTCCTCAAGCCGGGCGGTCACCTGCTCGCGTTCGGTGGCACCCGCACATGGCACCGTCTCGCGTGCGCCGTCGAGGATGCCGGCTTCGAGGTGCGCGACTCCATCGCGTGGCTGTATGGGTCCGGTTTC